CAAATGAATGAAGCGTTGCCTATCATCTACAACTGGTACAATAAGTCCCTTCTTGCTTTTACTCCGACCTACAAAGTTTTTACGTTTGCGGGTTTTGGGTATAGGCAATTTTATCCATCGAACGGTTTCGACCGCCGAGGAGTAAGGGCTCCACTCTGTATTGATAGGAAGTGAGTTTCTACGTAGGCTCTCCCAGTAATAATACTTTTGTATCTGGACGAACCTGTTTCTTGCCACAAGACTGATATGCTTAAAACGCCAAAGCTGCTTATGGGGATCCCAGAACATGGGAGCCGCCGCAGTATCTTTGACATAGGGCGTATCAGAGTGTATACCCGAATAATCTGGGTATGACATGGGCACGTAGTAAACTTCGCCACTGACACGAAGTACCTCCTCTCGGAGGTATGTCAGGGTTTGGGGGATTTCTACATCCTCCCACCTCCTACGGAGTGAGTTTATGAGCTTGTAGACTTCAGCAACATAAGGCTTTTCACTCAACAGGTTGTCCTCCCCTTCAGGTTGACAGGGACGGACATCCACCCCACGGTAGTAATCACCACCGCAGGACTCTCGGAAATCATGATGAGCAAACGTCTTATCGGCATTCAAAATCAATCGAAGCCGAGGGAAAATTTGCTCAACGTACCGGTGCAACCCCTTTGGATATATGAGGTCATCACCGAATACTGAAATGATTCCTTTGATGTGTGTCAACTCTTGCACGGCCTTGAGTAGGCTATAGAACAAGAGCGTCTGGAGCGGAAACGTAAACCCAATACCCATAGCCATAAAACTAGATAGGTAAGATGTTTCACCACCTACCTTGACTTGGGTAACCCTTCCTAATTTCAACGCGTTATACCACTTACGTGGTACTAATCTGTTGATAAGGTCGGCGCCAAAGCTATCGCTGGCCTGTGAAAGATCAGCGGTAACAAGCTCGTATTTATTCCCTAGTTTGGGATTGAGCCGTTTAGCGTAATGGGACCTAGAAGCTTCTCTAGCAAGGAACCGATGCTTTGGTTGCAAGCTATTAATATTGAAGCCGGCGTTTCTTAAACGTGCCGTTAACATCAAACCTAAACCAGCGGAATAAAATGAACCGATGGTCGTATCTGGTGTAATAGCGCGCTTTTTGCTCCAGGACTTGGGCACATTGGTAGTTTTGAGAGCACTGCACACTGCATACGCAACTGGTGGTAGTAATTTCTTACCATCTGCACTTCGTCGCGCATGTAGACACTCGCTTAAAAGCGGGTCCTTTTTCACATGTCGTAAGAACCACGTGATGTGTGCTGGCGAACCGGAAATGGGTCCATCGAGTTTTTCATCGATGTACGCACGGGCGAAAGGACTGCCCACGGTCGCATTGGTACTAAATTTGCATAATGAGAGATGCTCTTCAATATCGTACTCGCCAAGAATTACTTTAGCGATACGACGAGCACGGCTAAGCACCATGGTGTCTATAAGACGTAAATCCATGGGCTTACTTACTCTGACCTGGGTCCCTAGAAAACGGGTGTCCATGTCAGAATCTAAGTGCTTGCCTTTCTCCCATGCGAATATGTACCTCTTCAGAAAGCTCTGTACCTGATATACCCTCTTGAATACGTGAGGGGGAGACTGCATAATACCTGGGTAAACATAATCCCTTGTATTCGAATTGGGTCCTGGAACATCTAGGCCCAACAGCAGCTCCGGTTTCATCGGGAGTTCTTCCCTGAAGTCTCTCAGGATACGACAGAACGTCTCGACCATTAAAGAATCGGTCGAGAATCTGCGCACTTGGTTCGGTCTTGTCTTTGGCATGGAGTCCTCCGCTGCTTACAACAATAATGGTTAAAAATGCTAGGACAATAAGTAGCCTGACATTTTCTATCGACATAGGTTAATCTAAGGATCCACCAGTGCGGAATGACGCGTAATCAGCGTCAGTGGCGACCATCGCAAGATGTTCCCACATAGCTGCTCTTTCAGCGGCACTCTGCAGAGGGTGATCCTCGACCTCAAGTCGATAGCCGGGCGTATAAAGGGTACCATCAGTATCCAATTTAGGACGCTTATGATAAATCTTTGATACACCCTTCGAGAACTTTTTAGACGTACTATTATACACTGGCGCTTTAGCCGTGTGGATAGTAGATGGTCGAACTCGAGAATCAGCAACCGATGTAACAGCGGTTACAACTCCAGGACCTGTCGACACAACAGAATTGTATGTCACAGAAGTCCCACCTGAGGGCGTCATAGTGGCGCCTTCGCTTAATACTGCTCCTTTAAGAGGCATATTATCTCCTTGTAATTAGATTTGGCAGTCGCTGCCAGATCAAAGTAATTGCATCCAGCTCTCGCGCGACACCCAATATTGAAGGGTTTAGCGTTGGCATGGACGGGAACGGTAGGTCAACATTTCTATCGATGATAGATGTCACCGAGTGAGCACGTGAGGTTGCAC